TCATATACTTCTTTCCATCCGTTCTCTATACTGCCGGTCCATTGTCTTGCCGGCCATGGATGTGTTCCACAGAGATAACCATTCTCCCATTCATAGATAGGCGGGATTTTTGCGTTATAATAATAGATAAATGCCAAAATTTCTTCATGGCTCCAGTCTGCCAACGGACTGTATCGTGTAATGCCCTTGCCGTTGGTGTATATGTTGCTGCCTTTTCCAACATAGTTTCCGTCGGATCTGCGTCTTCCAAGGAGCATAATATCCAAATCATTCTCCTTGTAGTATTTTGCCTGTCCTCTGTGCTGAACTATTTGGAACCATTGTGCAGCCACTTTACTGTCCTGCGGAAACAACATCTGTGGATGAGCTGCCAACCATTTCAAATCCTGCCCTGTATTTACAATGGCAAGCTTCTCCGGTTTATTTTCTTCTACCCAATCCATAAATGCCTTGTACTCCAAATCGCAGACAACAAGTACACAGTCCTTTACTCCTGCCATTTCGCATATCATACCTAAGACAATGGAATCTTTTCCACCGCTCCATGCATACGCGCACTTTTTGTCCACTATTGTTGCTTTGATTTCCTCAACAGTCTTTTTGACCCTTTCTTCCAGAGCCTCTCTTGGCACTATGCTTTCAATGTTCTTTACAGTCTCCAACCATTCAGAGTTTTTGACATTCTGCTTTTTCCTCAGTAGATTACCCATTCTTGCACCTCACCTTTCTGCTTACGAGCAGTGCAATTATTCCGGATAATGCAACTGTTGTAATGCTACCTATGGTCTTGTAGATTGCGATATTATTTATATTTCCATAACCGAAAATAGGCAATCCTATTACAAGAGCACTAATTATGCCTGCGACAATTCCCTGTGGTGCCATTCTAAAGCCTTTCAAAGTAAGAATGGTTGGTAATAGGGTTGCAGCTCTTAAAGTGCCATACATAAGGAATAAGTGGGTAACCGTAAGCCCTGGTATGTTCGCCACTGCAATTCCGAGAGTCAAAAGCAGTACCATTGATAATTTGCTCTGTCTGATTGTTGGTCTCTTGAAAATGTCTGTTGTGAGGGACGATATAGCACACAAGTTGCTATCTATCGTTGATAAAAGTCCGGAAATAATCATGAATAAAAACGGAACAACTGCCCATGCAGGAAACAACGTACTAATCAATTCAAAATTGAGAACTCCTATATCCTTTACAGCATATCCCATACCGGCACCTACAAATCCGAGAATTCCCATTGATAATGGTACAACTCCGAAAACGATTGCTCCTACAAAGAACGCTCTGCCTAATTTCTTCTTTTCAACGCAGAATGCCCTTTGCCAGAAACACTGGTCGCCGAATGGTCCAGAAATCAATCCAACAGCTGTTGGCAGTCCCAATCCCAAGAATATTTCTAATCCCTTTCTGCTGAACAGTGAGCCACAATCTCCACTTATACCGCCGAGACCTGCTATAACACCTTCAATACCATTACCATTTTTGATTCCAAACACCGCAAAACATACGCTTGCTATGAGCATGAACACCATTTGAATAGCATCCGTTGTTATCGAAGCCTTAATTCCAGAAAACTGAGAATAAGAAAAAGCAATAACAGCCATTATTACCGTCATTGCCATAAAAGGTATTCCTGTAAGCATACTCAATATCTTACTGCCGGCCAGAAGTTGCACTCCTGTTGACAATACAGACAATGCTCCAAGCTGGAACAGATATACATTTTTTACGCTTTTGGACTTATACTTATCGTACATATACCCCGATAATGTAATTCCCTCCGGCATTTCTTCTCTAATCTTTCTTGCGAATGGTATAAATAATATCAAGCACAATACATTTGGTACCAGAAACCAAAACAGCCCTGCAAAGCCTTTAGTGTATGCATTCTCCGTAGAAACGAATAGTGCAGGAGCCCATATCCATGTTGCCGCAATACTTAGCGCCGACACGATCCAGCTCTCATTCCTGTTACCGACACAGAATTTCTCAATACTCTTTTCCTTTTTTGTCATTAACACTGTTGCAAGCAGCATAATAACTGCATAAGCAATCAGTACAATAAGTGTGTAATTCATTTTATTCCTCCAATCTTATGTTTTACTTGGAGGAGCTATGCATTTCCTGTTCCCTTTCCACCTCTTTCCCGGAAAAATCTCACAAAAAAGAAGCCTGACCGCAATCAGACTTCTCCCGACATTTGATTTAGAATTTTACAGATACGATTTTGCCACTTTTATATTGCAAAGTCAATGTGAAAATTTTTTAGACGGTGGATTTAATGTACTTTCAATCCGTCCACTCCAAAAATGAGAGCTGTCAATCTTTCCTCTGCAACCTTTAAGTCAGAATACACATTTTCCTTAGACATATTCTGTTTATTAGCAATTTCCTTCACAGATAACACCGGTTCTGCCATGTACCTGTCCCATATTACTTCGTATCTCCTACGGTCTATCTCTTTATTTTGAGACTTCTCGCAGTATGCGTCATACAGTCCGAACATGGTTTCAATATGCGACACGATAATTGCTGTTCTGGTAGCACTTCTCTTAATGCTTTCAATGATTACCTCATTATCGTACATATTCATCATTGATTCCAATATGTCTAATGCCGATTCCTCCATCTGCGTACGACCAAATACAGAATTTTCTGCGTGTTCTTTCAGCATATGATAGTTTCGGAGAAGGAGTTTGGTGTTCCTCAGTCTTCGGTCTGCTCGTTTTCCCTGCTCCTTTTTCCGCTCCTGCTCGTATGCCTTTAACGCTTCTTTGGCACCAATCTCAGCAGCTCTCTCATAAATGCTTTTCAACTGCTCTGGTGTTAAAGTTATAAGCGTCATTTCTGTTTTTGACTGATCCATGCTTTCGCGCCTCCTTAAAATTTATTTTTAATTCATAACGAATTATGATATAATCTAACTGTCTGTTGGGAGGGTTGCGAAAGCACTCTCCTTTTATCTTATTCGTCATTACTGCCGAGGTAATCCTCTATACTCATTTGTCCGGGTATTTCATAGTATGGAAAATCCGAGCTGTCAGAGGATGTCGTTTTATCATTCCCCTGCTTCATCGAAGTGCCGAAAACAGTCCTGTAATATACCGGTCCATAACCCACTTCCCTGCTCCTTGGACTTTTTAACTCCCGACCACACGCATAACATTTCATAGGCACCTCCTAAAACTCAAACACAAATGCTGTGTGTTCTGTCGCACCATCCAGAGAGAAGTCTTCCCAATGTCTGTATATCCTGCCGAGAAGAATGTTTAATGCATATTCTTCCTTTTCCGCATTTGTCTTTAACCATACGCAATGAGTGCTGATGTAGCGAATAATATTTTGATACAGATTTTCAGATTTCGTTTCCGTCACACACATTCTCGCAATTTCTAACCATTTCTCCGGGACAATTGTGCCAGCTTCAGTTCTATACCTCACCATAAACTTTGTAATAGCTCTCCTGTTCCCGTTCCTTGTAGTCTCATAACTCCCTGTGGGTTCTGCCCTTCCAAGACGATTGCTAAAATGATACTGCTCCATTTTATGTACTTTCATTTTCAGGCACCTTCTCTCTTAACACAACTCCATGCTCCGCATATCCTTTTTCCACAGCTTCAAACACAACTTTACAGTCTATGCACTTATAAACCGAATTACCTACCACTGTCGCCAACATTCCGCTGCATTTTGGACAAGAGCCTCTGGAATCCCTAATTATTACTTCCTGTAAATTCATCCGGCTTCTCACACCTTTCAAATTCAATTACCCATACCCAAGGGTTGGCTTCACTACCATAAACCGGCAAATCCTTCTTAGGTATTGTCGAATCCCACAATTCATTCCAACGATTCCACACCCTATACTCAATAATGCCTCGATTGGTAATAAGACCATCCATATTGATACCTTCGTGAATCGCATCCTCTACTTTCATATCGTCCAGACGCTCCACGCGAACATCTTTTACCTTTAAGAAAATTCGAGCAGCCTTTTTAGGCATGTGAAGCGATGGTTTCCACCGCAACGTGTATTTTTCGTCTGCATATTGAATGTCATCCGTTTTATACACATAATACTTATTTCTCGGTTTTGTAGTAGGTGTTGCATATTCTGTGGATAAACCGACGCATACTTTTGATATATCATCAAAATTTGATATTACATTTCTTATATTTACCTCTTTGCCCGCTTCAAATATTTCCGTTTCGTATACCTGTTGCCAACTCTCTCTAACCCATAACACATCACCTACTTTTGCAGGAGGAGTGACATATAATATCTTTCCACCACATTCTGTACTTGCAAATCCAAATTTACCAATGTCTTTTTTATCCCCATCCACACAGTAGCCTAATTTATATTTAAGTTCAGCTTGCGGCTGAGGCTTCACGCACCTTCTGGTTGTTGTTTTGCTCCCGCTCAATATAGCTTTTACCATTTCTGTGTTAAATAATATCGGTCTTATCATCACTTTCACCTACTTTCCGCTTCTCAGCATACAAAACAGTAATTCTGTTGTGGATCGTTTTCTGCCTCCCTGATTGCAAGGATATATAACCTTTAATTCCCAAGTAATATCCCTCTCTAGTTCTGTGGGATTTTCGTATTCATCTTCCGGTTTAGTCATAAATGGTACAGGTACCAAAAAACCAAAATGTGGCGAAGCCTCCGGGCAACATTCCTGGATATGTCGCCAGAGCTTTCCGCTTCTCATATCCGGCTGAATAGCTTTGTAACACTCCATTGTTGTTACTATGTAATTCTTTTCACCAATGAAATTAAGCCCGTTTCCGCTGAAAACATCCTCTTTGCAGCTCTTAACCTCATAACAGGTAAATGTGCCTTTCTCAATGTCGCTCTGATAAATCACACCCTTTGGTTCGAACTGCATGAAATCCACTCTTTTCACATTAGATGTTCCGTAATCAATACTGACTTCGCTCGCCCAATACTTTCCTCTGCCGGAGAGCTTGCTAGATATCAATAAATTCCGCAAGAATTCTGTGGTGTCTTTTCTATTCACTCCCACCACCACCTTTCAGTTTTCTATCAATAACCGGTATAAGCATTCTCACAGCTGCTCTCATGTGCAATCTGGTTGGAGCTTCTACAATCTTATGGAGCATATCAACATAAACCTGCTCTGCAGTAACTCCCTCTGCGTACTTTTCCGCTTGTTCCTTTGTATCCTGCACCAAAGGAATATCCTTACACATTTCACTAATTTCATGAATAAGCTGTGTATGAGCTTCTGTAAACTGTATTGCTCCGTTCTTATCCGGCAATGGTAATTCCAATAAAATAGCTACCTTATCATCAATTTTGTTCATAATTCATTTTCCTTTCCATACCAAAATCAAAGAATGCAAGCTGCGACTTTTCTTTTTCCAGCCTGTCATTTGATTTTTTATAATATTTTTCACTCAGTTCAAATCCCACATACTTCAGTCCCATTCGGTGACAGGCTATTAAGCTGCTCGCACTTCCTACATGGGTATCCAATATTTTGTAACCCTCTTTTGCATATCTGCTGAGCAACCATTCATAAAGTGCCACCGGCTTTTGTGTTGGATGTATCCGCTTTTCATTCAGTTTCTTGTTTCCCTGTTGCAGATAACCTTCATGTATAGATTTCCCTTGGAGCATACCATTCCACATAAACCGAAATATCCTAACCGAATCATGCAAACTGCAGTATGCAATTTCACAATCAGAATAATCGTTGGCATCATTGCACTTGTCCCAAACAATTCTCCCTGGTCCAAATTTGTAATCATAATAATTGCAACCCCATATAATCTGATTTTGAGACACTCGAAACAGTTCATCAAAGTATGCAGCATCAGGAATATCCCAATTCTCTATATCCTCATACACCCTATTGACACCTATTGGACTAATCTTGTGTCCATAAAATTTCCTGTTGTTCGGTCCTGCAAAGTACGGCGGGTCAACTATGGCCAGCTCGAAATAATTATCCGGAAACTCTTTCATTCCTTTCATACAGTCCATGTTATGATATCCGAAGGGAATCATCTTTGCTCACCTACTCTCGTAATCTTCGCAACTTTGATATTCTGACCGAAAATCTGCTCTAAATCTGCTATCTCCGTTACAACACACTTCATCTTCGTACCATTTGCAAGTTCCACAGCACTCACATTTATTTTTTTCTGCCATGTTTTCACCTCACAATCTTAAATTTCTTCCTGTTCTGCTCCGCATGGTAATTATCTATTGCGTATTCCGAGCATTCTGTCCTTTCCATATCTTCCGAACTTTCTCCGTCAAAGTTCTTGCATATATCACAGAAAAAGCAAGGTTTCCAATCGTAAGGCAGCTCATCCGGAGTAATAGTTCTGCTCTCTGCATTATTGATACACGACCTGCACAAACAGTAGTAACATGGATCCACCATCGGAACTCTCTCTTGCTTATGTTCTGGTGGCTTTTCCTCTGTTATATTCATAAATTCATCAAATGTCAGCTGACCTTTCATAGCCGGCACACCCTTCCTTTGCAGGACACACTTCATCGGACACATAATACGGACACTCTTTATTTGTGCATTGTTTTTCTCGAAGTTCTGTTAGCATTCGCTCAAAATCTACACTATGTAAAATTTTATATAACATATCTGCTTCATTACTTCTCCATGCAGTCATAGCGTATGTGGTAGCATTATCAGCATAGTGATAATCATTTGCTCTCAAATGTTCTTCTGCTGCTTTTTGAGTAAGAAACATTCCAGAATACTTCGGAATAATTTCATATTGCACAATGCTAATCTCATACCCTCTGTCTTCTAGCATCTCTTTGAGGTCGTCAATGTCGTACATATCCTCGAAATCTTTTTCTTGAAAATCAGTACCGTACTCCCTGAGAAAATATTCTTTTACAGCATCTACAACCTGTGTGTCATTGAACATTTCGTAATCTATATTAAGCAGTTGCTCTCCATCCATATAAATTCCATAGCCATCAGGATTGTTTAGATTTTCACCATATACTTTATCGAAATCTCTTATTACCCAATATCTAGGATCTGCCTGGCTCACATGGTCTTGAGTATTCATTTCTTTCTGCAATTCCATTAAGAATCGAATTTCTTCACATGTTATTGGATGTTTTTCTATCGTGTCTTCGTGATACTTTAAATGATTCCAGTATTTTGCCATTCTACTTACCTCCTAAATATCTGTAATATTCCATGGCCGGCTTTATACTCTTTTGAACTCCTGTTAAAACGTTCGCCAACGTCTCTTCTACACTTTGGATATCAATACCATTCATCTGACAAGCCAGTGCCATTTTCATTTTATCCTCATCTGATGCCTGGCATAAAGCATCATGCACCTGTTCCTTTGTCATAAATACCTCCTAATCATGCGTAGCATGAAAATTCTCAATCGCCCACCTGTTCCCTGTGGCATATACCGCCGCTCTAGTTCTCTCATAAGCCGACGAAGGACGGGGATTTTGACGAGTGCTTTGCAAAATTGCTTCTCTCACAGAACTACCTTCCGTAAGTCCTGCCGCATCCAAAGCTTCTTTCGTTCCGCATTCGTCACAAATCATAGTTTTATTGTCAGTTCTCGATAAAGCCAGCAGCCTTTCTACCTTATTTCTGCATTTCGGACACATCTGCATGCTTTATTTCCTCCCTTACCTTCCAACCAAATAAACCTTTCTTTGCCACTACCTTTTCGCATTTATCTGTAAGAGTAACCTCTCCATGTCCTAATGCCTGTAACAGCATTGGTGTTGGAGTGCCTATCTCTACTCCGCATTTACTGCAAATGTATGGAATCCCATTCGGATAGATTTTTCCACATTCCTTACATCTGCTTACCATTTGATATCCGGACATTACAATATGCCCCCTTTCAAAATTGCTACTGCGATAACACAGGCTATAAAACTATAACAATAGAGTTTTTTATTGTTCTTGTCTTTTTCTCCAATCATTCCTATCGCAAGAATTACAGCTATAACCATGATAATAATTTCAGTTACCATATCTGCTCCTTCCCGGGCGGCAGCACCGACCGCCCTCTTTTACTTTGTGATACATTTTCCTCTGAGACCAATCAGATACCTATGCGTTAAACAGGTTGTTTACGGGTTACTTGGTGCTACTTTATCTGCACAGGCAATACGATAGACTTAAAGTCGCTATCCTCTGCCTCCACAATCATAGGGTGTTTTGGACCTTGCAGCTGAATACCAACATTATCGCAATCAAAGGCTTTTAAGGTTTCAATAACCAAACGAGCATTAAAAGCTATTGTCAGCTGTTCTTCCAAAGCCTCCTGCAAAGTAATTGTTTCGTGATAATCGGTTGTATTATCCTTGATGGTAATGTCTACTGTATCTCCGGAGATTTCAAATTTTACCGGACTGTTTTCATCCGTACACATTTTGGCTCTTACCATA